CATCAATGAGGTCGCGAGCCACCTCACTGAACGTGCAGTCGCACGACTCTGCCATCTCGATTACTTCGCGCAGCGTGGTTTCGCGCAGGCGCAAACTTTTGCCGGGAGCATTCCCTCGTTGAGTCTTTTCGAGTTGTCTCATGATTCCCTCCTTAACACGACTGCACCACACTGTCAATTACCAAAAAAAAATCACGTTAACTGTTGACAATGTATTACACTCGTGTACAGTGTCGCCATGAACGACACACTACTGGCCCCCGCAGCATCAACTACCCAACCGCTTCCGCTTAAAATACGGATGCAAAACATCACGCCGCAGGAAAGCGCGATGCTCCCGCTGACAAGCGTGGCGTCCCGACTCGGTGTCAAGGTTTCCACCGCCCGCACTTGGATTCGCCTCGGCTACATCCGTGGGCATCGGTTCGGGAACCGGTGCTATCGTGTCCACGCCCGCGACCTCGACGCTTTCATAAAGGCGCACGAAACCGTGGAGCCTAATTTGCCGGGGGAGGGGGTGGCATCATGATAAAATTCGCTGCCAAACTTTGTGGAATGCTGTCGCTATCTGCGTGGCTCATGTGGGAATCGCTGTGCGCGATAGTGACAACCGTTGCGGGTCGCCGGAATAATGACGACGACGATGCGGGGGTGTCCCTGTGAACTCCCGCGCTAAGGGCAAACGTGGCGAGCTCGAGCTTGCTCATTGGCTCACCGACGCGGGGCACCCGGCGCACCGTGGCCAGCAGTTCGCGGGCGGCACCGAGTCGCCCGATGTCGTGGCTCCGTCGCTGGCTGGCATTCACATTGAATGCAAGCGGGTGGAGGCGGGCAACCCCTATGCGTGGATGGCGCAAGCCAGCCGGGACGCCGGTCCGGATAAAATCCCCGTCGTATTCCATCGTCGCAACGATGAGGAGTGGCTCGTCGTCATCAAGGCCCGGCACTTTCTCCCGCTAGTCACAACTACCCAACCACAACAACCACACAATGACTCCACACCCGCATCAGGTGGACAACGCACGCGCGTTGGTCGCCTCAATCCGCCGCATTAACGCTGGACTCGACACGTCCGACACTGGCACTGGTAAGTCCTTGACCGCCCTCATCGTGGCCGCAGCCCTTGAGCGCGAGCCGTTTGTCATCTGCCCGCTGTCCGTCGGCCCCGGCTGGGAGGACAAGATGGCCGCCGTCGGCATCAAGGGCGGCTGGCTCAATTATGAAAAGGCCCGGCGCGGCGGCTGGACACCCCCGGCGAATAGCCTTGTCATCTTCGATGAGGCGCACCGCTGCAAGTCCGCGTCCTCTCAGCAGGCCCAACTCCTTGTCCGCGCCAGCAGCACCAATCCAGTTTTGTTGTTGTCCGCCACCCCGTTCAGCAGCCCGATGGAGACACGGGCATTGCTCCACGCCACCCGTCTCTGCGAGTGGAACCGCTGGTATTCCATGCTGCCAAAGTTCGGCTGTCGCCGGAACCGATTCATCAACAATGCGTGGCAGTGGGATGGCCGGGAGAGCAGCATCACTATGCTCCGGTCTATGCTCGCCGACCGCATGGTCAAGACCAAGTGGACCGACGTGACGGGTTTCCCCGACCTGCTCATCCAGCCCGAGGCGGTGTCTGTCTCCGACCCGACCGCAGTTGACAAAGCCCTTCGCGTCATCGCCGCAGGCGACAAGACCGACCTGACCAAGATGCTGCACGCTCGCATGGTGGTGGAGTTGGCGAAGGTGCCCGCCATGGCTGACATGGCCCTCGACGCCGAGGCGCAGGGCAGCCGGGTCGTGGCGTTTTTCAACTTCACCGAGTCCCTCCGAATGTTCGCCGACCTCACGGCCACTGGCACCGAAGTCATTGATGGCCGCACGCCTAGTTGGTGGCGAGAGACTATTATCCGGTCGTGGCACACGCCCGGCACTGTGTCGGCCCGCTTCCTCGCGTGCAACATCGCCGCCGCCAAGGAGGGCATTGACTTGCACGACACGATAGGCATTCCCGTCCTCGCGCTGCATTCCCCGACGTGGTCCGCGCAGGACGCGCGGCAAGCCTTCGGGCGCACGCACCGCGTTGGTGCCCGCAGCCGCAGCGTGCAGAAGATTCTGTTTGCAGCGGGCACACTCGACGAGCGCGTGCTTAACACGATGCGCCGCAAATCCGACAACATTGACCTACTCACCGACTCAGACCTCAACCCAACCGCAGAATGAAACCTCGCCTGATTGACCCCTATTTTCGCTTGCTGGGCGTGACCGTCGAAAACACACCGCGAGGAATGCGAGATGCCGTCGCAGTTGTGTTGGAGAGCATGGACATGAACGAAGACCCCACATACCACGTCCGCCACGGGTCGCTGGTAGTAACGGCAGCCCACTTGCGAATGATTGCGGCGCGTTTAGAAAAATTTGCGAAAGACGAAGCTAGGACAGCCTTTGTCTCAAACCCAACCGCAGACTAAAACCCTATGACAAACAACACACACGCCGACATCTCCCCCTCAACCCTCAACTATCGCGCACAATGCCGTAGTTGGGACAAAAACCTAACCAGCGACCCTCGCTACGCCGAGGAGGGCCGCCTGCTTCACTCCGCCGTAGAGACGGACGACCCGACTGCGCTGGACGGCGAGCAGCTCCGCGTCTATGACACTATCCAGAACTTCCTCAAGCCGCTCCAAGACGGGGCATTGGCCATCCACCGCGAGCTGCGGCTCGACATCAAGCTGGGAACGCACGCGACGTTTGGCACCTGCGACCGCATCATCATTCGCCCGGGTGGACTCGCGCACGTCATTGATTTCAAGTTTGGTCGCGGCTCTGTGCCCGACGCGGACGCCAACCTCCAAGCCCTCGCCTACGCAATCGGCTGCTTCGACGCATTTTCTCAGGTTGACCGCATCCAAGCGTGGCTGCTGTCCCCTCGCCGGGACGAAGCCTCGTCCGTCGTGCTGGACCGCAAAGACCTTTCGACCTACCGCGCGAAGTTGGAGAAGCTGTTCATTGAAATTCTCGACCCTGCCCGCACCGCTACGCCGTGCGACGCCTGCTCCTACTGCGGGAAGCTCGGCCACTGCCCCGCCGTGGCCAAGCTCGCGGGCAGCATCGCGCAGACCTACGACACGGCGCTCGCCACCATGCGCCTCGCGGACTTTCACGCGAGCCGCATGACGACCGACGACATCGGCAACCACGCGCTGCCCGTGGCGCGTGTGATGGAGAAGTGGGTCAGTGCCGTGAAGGCCGAGGCTCTCGACCGCGCTACTTCCGGTGAGACAGTGCCCGGCCACGTCGTCGCCGAGCGCTCTAAACCTCAAACTTTGACAAACATGGTGGTTGTGGGCACCGCCCTCAACGGTATCGTGCCTGCCGCAGCCATCATTGAGGCCGCATCAATTTCGTTCGGGGACATTAAGTCCTTAGCGCGGTCGCTCGCTCCCAAGGGGGGTGCCGCCGCTGCCGAGCGGGAAGTGGTCAGCCGCCTGTCTGTGGCTGGCCTTATCACGGAACAACCGGAAACAACCCGGTTCATTAAACGCAAGTAATAATAACCAAAAAAAACAAACAAAAAAAATGAGCAACATCAAAAACCCCAAGTCCTTCGCCGCAGCCGCCAAGGACATCGCCAGCGACGTGCCCCCTGCACCCGCTGTCCCCGCAACCACGACCGCCTCCACCGCGCTTGTCACCCCGGTCACTGACACTGGTGGGTTCACGGGCGAGTTCGACGCCAGCGACATCATCATGCCCCGCCTGTCCATCGTGCAGAAGGTGGGCGACCTGTCCGAGCAGTTCGACCCCGGGGCCATCGTCCTCAACAAGCGCCTCCTGCTCGCGGACCCGGGCGAGTCGTTGACGGTGACGGTGGTCCGCGCGAAGAAATACTTCATGGAGATTCGCCCCTACGGCGACGAGGTCCGCCCGCGCATCTTCAACACGCACGCCGAGACATTAGCGGCGGGCTTCACTCTGGAGACGGACTGGACCACCGGGGCCAAAGCCACCGCGAAGCCCGTGCTGGACTGCGTCGTGGCCATCCACGGCACCGCCAAACTGGCCACCGCGCCGGAGTTCGCGCTCGTCCACGAGGGCACGCCCTTTGCGCTCGCGCTCTGGTCTATCAACAGTGTCTCCGCTTACAAGGAGTCGGCCAAAGTCCTTCTGTCCGCCAAGCAGATGTATTTGAAGCGCTTCGTTGAACAGAGTTGGTCGCTGACTACGGGCAAGGTTAAGTTCGGTGTGAACACCGTCTTTACGCCCGCCGTGACACCGCTCGCGGCGAATCCGGCAGCTCGCGCTGACTGGCTTGACAGCCTCGTGTAATCTCGTCGCTTAAACTGTATGACACACAATGTCTCTGACCCCCGGCAGACTATCCTGCCGGGGGTGCTGCCTCCGGCTCCCGAAATCATTGGCTTGCTTGGACCCAAGCAGTCCGGCAAGGACACTATCTGCATCCTGCTTGCTTGCGAACGCCCGCTCACTCGTCTCGCTTTCGCTGACGGCGTGAAGGAGGAGGTCGCCGACGCTATCGGGATGCCAGTATCATTTATTGAAGAACACAAGGAACGGTTGCGCCCGTTACTGCAAAATTGGGGTACTGAATTGCGCCGCGACCTCTTTGACCGGGACTATTGGGTCAAGAGGTTGCTTGCGAAGCTGCCCTTCGTGCGTACCCCGCTCGTCGTGGTGACAGACGTGCGCTTCCCCAACGAAGCCCGTGCGCTTGCCGAGCGCGGAGCGCGACTCATCCGCGTTGTGCGTGGCCCGGTTGACGCGGACCGGCATCGCTCGGAGACGTGGGTTCAATCCGCCGAGGCCCGTGCGCTCGCGCCAGAATTGATTGTCAACGACAGCAGCATCGAAGCCTTGCACGTCCGCGTGCAGCAGCTTTTAACCGAGCGAACCTTCGCTACCTAACTTGGTCACACGCGCGGGGGTGATGGGCGGTTCGTGGTTGTCCGCTCGTTGCCCTCCGCGTGTGGCCTTTAAGTTTATGATAGCCGTTGACTTCGAGACGTTCTACTCGCGCACGCACACGGTCGCTGACCACGGCCCGTGGGCTTACGCGCACCATCCTGACACCGACATTTATATGGTGGCCGTGCGTGGCGAGGGCTTTGACTTCGTGGGCGACCCTGCCGCCTTCGACTTTCGACAGCTCAACGGCAGGGACCTTTGCTCGCACAACGCCGGGTTCGACATGACGGTGGCGCAGGCTGGGATGTCTCGCAGCCTGTTCGCCGATTTCACGCCTCGCTCGTGGAGCTGCACTGCCGACCTCGCCGCCTACTGCGGCTTGCCCCGCTCCCTTGCCGACGCCATTCAAGCCGCCTTCGGCGAACACGTTCCCAAGCTGATGCGGAACTGGATGAGCGGCAAACACTGGTCTGACGCGGTGGCCAAGGGCAAGGACAAGGAGCTGCTCGACTACGCCCGCCGCGACGCCGAGCTTTGTCTCCGCCTTTGGAATTTCTTTGGCGGCTGTTGGCCCGCCCATGAACGCCGTCTGTCAGGACAGACCCGCGCCTTCATCTGGTCCGGGGTCGGCGTGGACCAACCGCTTCTTGCCACGCAGCTTGAGTCCGTTCGCGCGGCCCGCGCTAAGGCCGAGGCTGACATCCCGTGGGCTGGTGGCGGCGGGGCTATCCTGTCTCTCGCCGTTCTCCGCGACTACTGTGCGACCGTGGGCATTTCCGCCCCCGCTTCGCTCGCGCAGGACTCCGATGAATGTGCGGTTTGGGAGGACAAGTTCGCTGACCGATGGCCCTTTATCCGCGCCGTGCGCGACTACCGCAGGAGCAACGTGCTGCTTCGCAAATTGGAGAACATCGCCGCGCGTGTCCGGCCCGACGGGACCATGCCAGTCAACCTCAAGTATTGGGGTGGTCACACCGGGCGGTGGTCCGGCGACGCCGGGGTCAATATGCAGAACCTCCCGCGCGGTGAGATGTATGGCGCGGAGCTGCGGCGATTGTTTCGCCCCGCTCCCGGCAATTCTTTTGTTATCTGCGACCTGTCGCAGATTGAACCCCGTGTCCTTGCGTGGCTGTGCGACGACCAGAAGATGCTGGGCGACCTCCGCCGTGGCCTGCCGCTCTACGAGGCCCATGCCCGCGCCACGATGGGCTGGACTGGTGGCAAGCTCAAGTCCGAGGCTCCCGACACTTACCAGCTTGCCAAGGCCCGTGTCCTTGGACTTGGCTACGGCTGCGGTGGCACCAAGTTCGTCGCCGTTGCCCGCACAATGGCCGGGCTTAATTTAACCGCCGAGGAAGCCGACGCGACCGTCAAAGACTGGCGGCGGACAAACCCTCTGGTCACGGCTTACTGGCGGGCGTTGGACGCGCAGCTCGGTTCCGCTCGCATCTGCCGCCGGGACCTGACGTATGCCTTGCCCTCTGGCCGGGAGATGCGTTGGTGGTCGCCTGCCGTTGACCCCGAAGAACCTAGCCGGGTTGTCTGTGCCAGCGTCAAGAACGGCACACGCATCGCGACGTGGGGTGGCAAACTAACCGAGAACATTGTGCAGGCTGTCGCCCGCGACGTGTTCGCGGACGCCCTGCTCCGCCTTGAGTTTTCAGGAATAAACGTAGTGTGGCACGTCCACGACGAGGTCATTGTTGAATGCCCGACTGAGGATGCCCCCGATGTCCTGACAAAAGTTATTCACACGTTATCCACCCCGCCTGAGTGGGCGGTTGGCTTACCTCTTACCGCCGAAGGCGCAATTCAAACTTATTACACCAAATGAACAACACTCCCGGCAGCATCACCGGCCCGGTGCATTGGGAAGTCGAAAATGTGCGAGGATATATTACGTGTCCCGGCGTAGACTTGCACAGCAAGCCCACCAAGCCGCGCGACACGACGTTGTTCCTTGACCGGGTACCCACCATTTTTTGTCTGCACACTGGCTGTCGCGGAAAAGTTAAAGCGGCGAACGCTGCTCTCCGCGCCGCTTTGCGGGAGACAGGTGCGTGGCAACCGCCCGTTTTAGACGCCGCCGCTCGCGCCAAGCTCGCCGCCCGTGCCGAGCTGGAACGGCAGGCCCGTCGCTTGTCGCTGGCCAAGGAACAGGTCATGGCAGCGTATTGGTGGCCCGAGCGGATGGTGGCCCACGACAGTCCCGTTCACATCACCGACCACTGGCAGCAGTTCCTTTCGCTGTTTGACCCGACGGATGTCTTGTGGTGCGGCGAGCCGCACGAATCCGGCAGCCTCGCCAACCTTGCGAACTTCCGCACAGTCGCCCGCTGGCGGGAGCTGCGTTTTCCGGCCCGCCCCTTCACTTGCCCAAATCTATTCAAGCCCGGCAGCTCGGTGCGCGGGAAGGACAACCTCGCAGCGACGCGGCACATGGTCGTCGAGTGCGATGCGCTTGCCGCCGACCCTGCAAAGAACCGCGACCTCTCTGGTGCCGTGTTCAAATACATTCTCGCCGCGCGACCCGAATTGAAGCTCCGCGCGGTCGTTGACTCCGGCAACAAATCTCTGCACGGCTGGTTCACCTACACCCCCGAGGCTCACGAATGGGCCACGGTCGTCCTGCCCTCGCTCGGCGTGGACGCTGCCACGCTGCGCCTTGCCCAACCTGTCCGGTGCCCCGGCTGGCACCGCCGCGAGACAGGCCGTTTTCAATCTCTTTTATATCTCAACCCATGATTGCACTCCACCAACCACAAACAGACGGCATTCCCGTACCCCTCCAAGTAGCGGTCACGTTTGACCCCATGAAGTATCATGTTGCCACGGCTGAAGGTCGCTTTGACCCGATGGACGAGAAGAACGTGGTGCGCCGCCTCCGCGCGGTCGGCGTCAGCCAGAAGGTCCCCAAGGGCGCGGACATTTCCCCGGTTGAATCTTGCCTGTTGGCCTACCAGCTCCACAACAAGGCGGACGGGTTCGGGCGACTGTCAGGACATCCCTCCGGCTTGCACGAGCAGGGCGGGAAACGGTTCCTCGTCGTCGAGGGTAGCCGCCCCACCGTCGCGGTCCCCGGCGAGTGGCCGGTTGTGGACGCCCTGCTGACCGCTCAGTTTGGCATGGAACAAATGCCTTACCTTATCGGCTGGTTGAAACAAGCCCGCCGCTCATTTCGCAGCTTCGCTCCGCTGCCCGGTCAAGTGGCTATTTTTGCGGGGGCGCATGGCGTGGGCAAGAGCCTGCTGCAAAACGCCATCATCACCCCACTGTTGGGCGGTCGTCAGGCGTGTCCCTTTGACTACATGGCGGGCAAGTGCGACTTCAATGCCGAGATTTTCGAGGCGGACCACCTTGCGGTTGAGGATAAATTCTTTAGGTTCGACATGGATACGCGGCGGCAGTTCGGGACCCGCCTCAAGGAGTTGGCGGTCAACTCCATCCAGCGGTGTCACGGCAAAGGCCAGCGGGCGATTTTCCTCACGCCCAAGTGGCGGGTATCACTGTCGCTCAATCCCGAGAAGGAGAACCTCAACGTGCTGCCCCCGATGGACGACGCTATCAAGGAGAAGCTGCACCTGTTCAGCTTGTCCATGCCTGAGTTCCCGTTCTCCGACGGGGCCACGGAGAAGCGCGAGGCGTTCGGCGCAGCCATCGCTGCCGAGCTGCCCGCTCTTGCTCATTTTGTGGACACCTACGAGGTCCCCGCCGACCTCCGGCATGAACGCTACGGCGTGAAGTCGTGGCACTGCCCCGCCCTGCTGGACGCCGTGGAGGATACAGCACCGGAAGTTTCTCTGCTGGCCTGCCTGCTCCATGACTTGCCCACGTTGGGGTTGCCCGACCCGACCGCATGGTCTGGTGACGCCACGGACTTAGAGCGGCTGATGACTGCCAGCTCCATGCCCAGCGCGATGATTGTGCGCCGCCTGCTCTCGTGGCCCGGCGCGATGGGCACCTACTTGGGCCGGTTAGCGAAGACAAAGCCCAAGGTGGTTAAACGCAAGCGGGTCAAAGGCACTTCTCAATGGCGCATCACAATTCCCCTTTTGCCGGAATAACGTGGGACACGGCGGGCGAGCTGTCGGCGCGGCGCGAGCGCGTCCGCGAGTGGATTTCTGACGACGAAGCCGACCTTATTGACGAGGTGGCCAAAGGTTATCGCGCGTTTTGGGCGCGGCGAGGTCAGCGGCCTCCTTTGGTGTCGGCAACGCTGCTGGATTTTGTCCCAGACGAGGCTAACTACTAGCGGTCAAGCCACGCTTTTAACTTCTGTCGTTCGCTCTCCAACTCGGTGTAATGGCGTCCGCGCCATGCTAACGCCGCTCGGTTTCCCGCGCGGTCGTAGGCCCGGTCCAGCACGTTTACTTGCACGTTTGCCGGGGACGCAAGGAACTCTGGGTTTTGAATCAGATTCCCCAACACCTCGCGCTTTGCTTGCATGACATCGTGGACATACGATTGATATAAGTGTGCTGGTAGATACAAGCCTTTGGGTAAATCTTTGTATTCTAAGTTGCGGTTTGGCCAGCCGGGGATAACCCGGTCGTCGCGTGTCGCTGCGTAGGCATTTTGCAGCACGGTCGTCGCTCGGTCTTGTCCGGTTTTGGGTTGCCGAATGTCGGCAAGAACGTGCAGGTAAGGGTCAACTCCTTCGGGCACCGCCGTTCTGGGGTTGCCCCACAAATCCAGCTTCTTTGGAAGGTCTTGCCATTCGCCGTTTTTCCACGCGACCACGTTCCTGAGCATGGTCGGGATGTCCTTGTCCCTGACATCTGGCATGACGCCACGCTGCGCTTGCCGGAACGACGTAACCGTGTTTGCCCAATCCGGTCGGACTACGGCGACCTGACTGGCCACGTTTTGCACCACGCGGTTTACGTCGCCAGTGACAACAGCGCGGAGCGTGTTCCCCACGTTTTGCATCATTGTCGTGTCCACCATGAAGCGTGTCATGCCAAGCATCTCTGAGAACAATTCAATGTTAAATTTTTGCGCGTCCTCGCTGGGTACCCGGTTCGGGGTTGCGGTTTCGGCGAGGTTTGCCATGTCAGCGCGGACTCCGAAGACAACGCCCGGGATGCCGAGCAAGTCCAGCCGGAAGGTCGTATCGCCGTCCACATAGCGACCGCTGCCACCGGCCAGCTTGCGCTTCAATCCGTCAACATTGAGGCGGTAAAACTCCATGTCCGAAGACATTTGAAACTCCCGCATTTTATCTGGCCCAGCAGGCCCGCCGGAAACTAGCCCGTCTTCCAGCAGCCAGTCGGCGGCGGCAGCCAGAGTCAGGCCCGTGAGGAACTTGCCTACGGCGAGGGACGCCGCGCGGCGGTCGCCCCGGTAGCCGTAGACCGCAGCCTGCGTGGCCGCAAGCGCGGGCACGACGTAGGACACGGTTTCCACGGCCACGTTCACGGGCGTTTTAATGTAGGGCGAGGTCAGAAGGCGGAACGCTACCGCCCCCGGTTCCCCGGCCACCTTGCGAACTATGCCCTCTACTGCGCTTGCGCCTTGCGAAGCTGCGGAGTCTTGTTGAAACGTGCCTTCCAGTGCGGTTTCTTCCGCTTTGGCCCGTAGTTCCCCGGTCGCACGCAATCGGTGTTCGGCGTAGCCGCGCGTGCCGGGCTTGTCCCCGGTGAGGTTCAATTCCTGCGCCAGCCGGGAAGCTCGGAAGCCCGCCTTGGCCACTTCGTCCATCGCCGCGAGACTTCGCAGCATCGGCTCGGGGGCCGCACCAAAGAACGCTTCGGCGAGCTTCAATCCGCGCAGCTTGAGGGGCACCGTGCCGGTCACTGTGTCCACTGGCAGGTCCCCGTTGAACGCTCGCATGAGTGCGTCAACCGGATGAAAGCCACGGATACGCTCGCCTATTATCCGCTCGTTACCGCCACTGCCCCGCAGAAGGATTTCCCCAGCGGTCGGCACCGCGTCCGCCGTCGCTCGGGCAAACCATTGGGCCTCGGTCAGTGACACGCCGGAAAGCGAACGCTCCCGGCCTTGGGCTGCGCTCACCGCTGCGTCCACCATGGCGCCCAACTGCCGGGAGGGCAGGCGAACCGAGCCAGTCGCGTAGTTGTGCCAGAAGTTCCTGACCGTGGACTTGGCCGTGAGCAGGTTGCCTTGGATAACCGCGAGCAAGTCGCGGGACAGGGACTCGCGCGGGAACATTACGGTTGCGTAACGCCGCCACTCGCGCTCGGCTTGCCCGGCGGCTAGTTCCAGCTTGTCCACTGCGCGAAAATCTTTTTCCACAGCCGCCGGGTTTGTAAGGGCTGCTTCTGCCGCAGTCTCGTAATCGTTCCGGGCGGTTTCAGAAGCATCCACCAACCCGCGCAGCCGGGTCTTCTGCCCGTCCTGCAACCGCAGCCCGCGCTTTGCAAGGCCCAGCTCCACCAAAGCCACCACATTTTCCGGCGTCTTGGGCGTGCGGAACTCTGCAAATTGGCGGAGCAACTGGCCGAGAGTAGTCCCGGCTTTTGACAAAGTGTCATAGACACTCTCTGCCTTAGCCGTGTCACCCGCGTCTAAAGCCCGGCGCATCCGTTCAAGTCCGTCGAGGACAAGGAAGTTGTTTAACGTGTCCGTTTCTACCTTAGCGTTGAGCGCGGCGAGGGATGCGTCTAACGCAGCATCGGCTTTGCCCGAAGCGGCGGCGATGCCGTCCGTGATGGTTTGCGGCTCGTAGAAGTGGATGTCAGGCCGCGCCGCGTTGATGCGGCCCAGCTCGGGGTCGGCGCGTCCGGCCCGCTCGGGGAAGTCGCGCGGCTCGGCGGTCGGCGTTGGCCCAGACGGAAGTTTGCGTCGAGAGAAATTTCCTCTATCGTAAGCAGCGTCCATTTCCGCGTCGAGTCTCGGGTCGCCCAGCTTCGTGAACTCAATCGGCAGCAACGCAGTCTTTTGTTCTGCGTAACGGGTTTCTTTAGGGTGCGCCCGGTTCCACTCACGGTGCGGCCCAAAGTTGACCCAAGAGTTTTGGCCGCGTGTTTCCGTAGTCAACGCCCAACGCGCCCACGGGCTGCGCGTCATTTCCATGTGGATTCGCCATGCGGCTTCCTCCCCCAGCGGGCCAAACTCGGCGCGGCTCATCGTGTGAGCAAAATAATCGTGAACCGCGCGAAGGAGGTCATTCACGAGTAACCGACGACCGTTGACATCCTTGAAGGACGATTCCTGCAACAAAGGATGGTCGTCGCTGTATTTTGCCCCCTTGGGGCCGAAAGTATTCTTGTCGGTCCCAAAAATGAAAAGGTGGTTGTTGTCGAAAATGTCCCGGCGCATCGCCGCCGAGTTTTCGTAGGGCTGTTCTTTTCCGGGCCACGTCTCTACACGAACGGGTAAGCTCCGGTATTGGTCCTTTAGTTCTGCCGCCAGCGCGGCATATGCCCGGTTGACGCTCGGGTTTTCAAGGTCGTCTAGCGGAAGCCTGCTAAACTCATCCGCCACCCGTGTTTGATAGGCGTCTTGTTCGGGGGTGAGACGGCTTGCCGGGTGGGCACCCACTACGTCCCGCTCAACTAATCGCGCGGCGATTCGTCGGGCGATGGGGTTGTCTCGTCTTTCCGGTGTGGCTGGAAGTTTATCTGGAACCCGTCCGTAGGGAACTGTTTCTGGCCCTCCTTTACCGTAAGACCAGAGGCGCGAAAATGTGCTAGTAACTCCTCGTGCATTACTGCCAAGGGATGCTTCGGCGCGTTGGATGCCTTCTTTGAAGGCTCGGAGTCCGGCGGTGTCATGTATGTCTTCTGCATAATAAATTTCCAATTTGTTGCCGTCAATCGTGAAACCTTCTAGGCGGGAATCTTTTGCGAGTTTTTGGACTTGCGGCGCGGACAGTGGTTGCTTGAGTTCAAACGTGTAGAACGGGACCACCCGCGACCCGTCGGTTGTGTTTGCGCCGATGACTGCGTCGTCCGGCGCGTTGCGTAAAACGTGAACTTGTTTCTGAGAGAAATTGCGCCCGAACCTGACCGCGCCAGCAAGGGCGTGGGCCAAAGATTCTTCTGAACCTCGCACTTGCACATTAACTGACGGTTCGTATGCGCTACCGAACACGCCCATCGTTGGGGTTGAAACTACTATTAAGTCCGTGTTGGCGAAGTAGTGGTTTAGCGCGTCGGTAGCTGTGTCGGACAGAAGTTGCTGCGCTACTCGCCCATCGGGGCCGCCGCGTGCTGCCCGTTTTTGCAGTTGGTTTAGACCGGGAATTTGCCCCGTGGCGGCGGATAGACGCAACTCGACTTCATCGTCGTCTAGCCGCTTGCGTACAGAGAGCTGGTCCTCGCCACCGCCCCCAAGGTTGGCTTCACGAATCCACGCGCTAGTTAGAGAGCCGTCAACCCTTCGCTTGGGGCTGTTGCCGGGGGCAACGCGCGACCATTTAATCGGTTCCCCTTCCGTCTTGGCTGCCTCAGCCGACCATTCCGCCAAGACAGCTTCCTGCCTCTGGTTGGGCTTGCCCTGCAAATAGTTGACTTGCCCGCCTTCGGCGATGCGGACCCAGCCGCGCCGGAACATCTCGCTCTCCACAGCATCGTCGTTGAAAGGGGGGCGAAACTGTTGAAGTGCTTGGGGGTCGTTCTGTTGCAGCCACGCAAGGGCAACCTCGCCGTGCGAGCCGGGGCGCAGTTCTCCGTCAAATCCTCGAAAATAGACCGCTGCCGCTGGCTCGGTTTCGATGAACCTGCCGTCGGGCAACAGCCAGCCGTTGTGCCGGTCGGCCCAGCCCAGCCGGTTGTTTTCCAAGACTTCTTCCGGCGGCGGTTTGGCAGCGGCTTGCTTGGCCTCGCGCAGTGCGCGGTATTCCTTGGCCTGCTGTTTGGACGCCATGCCCGTGTCCATGATTGCTGCCAACTGGTCGAGCCTTGCCTCATCGGCGGGCGAGAGGGTGCGCTTGCGCGTGCTAAGGTCGTCCAACGCGCTGCGCCGGGCCAGCCGTGCCTGCTCTGTCTCCTGCTCAATGGCCGCGCGTAGGGCCATCTTCTCGTCGTAGGTCATGGCTTCGCCACGGCCTACCTTCTCGCCCGCCGCGCGGATAAGCGGCGCAGACGGGGCTTCGGGCACCGGAGCGGGGGCTTTGGCTTCCGGGGCGGCCTCGCGGCGCAGCAAACGCCCCGAGTTGAAGTTCATAAAGTAGTCACCCGTGCGACCTTCTTCGGAGACGCGCACGGTGATTTGACCACCCTCGGTGAAGCCCTCTACCGTGCCGAATAGTCGGGGGCCGGGCACACGTTTTGTGCGCCCCGACTTGGTGGTCTTCTCAATCGTCTGCACGAAGGACACCTTGTCGCCCATCGTAATCATGGGCTGCGTCGCATCCATCCGGTAGTTGTAGGCCGGGTCGTTCGGCGCGAGCTTGAACTCCTCTCCCGTGCGGGGAGACAACGGGACTGGCGACGCGGAGAATCCACCTTCCTCGTCCGCGCTTTTTACGAGACGCGGCGCGGGCGGGGCTTCTGCGGCAACCTCGGCAGGCTTGGGTGGCGCAACCTCGGCAGGCTTGGGCTGCTCGGCTTCCAGCTTGGCTCGCAGCTCGCGGGCAAGTAGGCGGCGTTCGGCTGTCTGGACATTGGCCGCGACCCCTTCCTCCGGCTGGTAGCGGGCGGGCAGGCGCGGGTCCACGGGCGGCGCAGCCAGCTCCTCAAAGCTCTGACGCAGGTTTTCCCGGCGCAGGCGGGCCACGTCGTCGGCGGGCATGGCGTCCAGCACCGACTTCGGAGTTGTCGGCGTCTCGCCGAGAATTGCTGCCCGTAGGGTTTCTGGCGACCCAAACAACGTCTGCCCGTCTGAACTAGCGTCTTTGGGCGGGGTGCCAATAAGCACGCCCGGAGCAAGGTTAGACTCGGCAAAAGGTTTTTTAGAAACTGGCGGTTCAACTTTTGCTCCGAGCTTCTCCATCACCATTGGAAGGGTGGCGTTGACGGGGTCCGCGTTGGGTCCCTCGTCCAATGTCCGGCGGAAGCCGAGCGGGTCAGAGAGGCCCATCGCCCGGCCAACCATCTCGGCGCGGGCGCTAATGTCGTTAAGCAGGCGACCAAAAACAGAGGTGTCCGTTGCCCGGTCAACCCGGCGTTCGGCCCACGCCTGCTCTTGAAAAACCATGCGCTCGGAATACCACTCGCGGAACGCCTTGTTGGCGAACTCCGCCCGTTGGGCAGGCGTGAGCGAAGCGTCCTGTGACTTCTCCCAAAACTTCACCACCTGCGGGTCCACCCAACCCTGTTCGACTGGCTTGCCCTCCTTGGTCAGCCCCCGAAGCAACGGGCTGTCCCCGGTCGTCATTTCCGCGCGAAACTTGTCGAACAGAACGTCCTGCAAGCGGGGCGCAAGGGTGTCCAGATGGACGTGTCCCGCCTCGTGCAGCACGGTCGCCGCCTGCTCTGCGCTGGTCACTCGCCCGTAGCGTTGGAAAAACGTCACCAGCTTCTCGGCGGCGTGACCTAGCGCGTCCGGCGAACTGGCGGGCTGCTCGTCCGTGAACTTAGCCTCAAAGCTGGGATTCTTGCGCGTGATGGCGTCGAACACCGGGTTGCCCACGGTGGCCGCATCCCCGACCGCCGAGACGACTTCCCCTTCCGGGGTCGCCATCGCCTTCGCCAGCCGGGCCGTCGCGGCTTGGTCGCCGCGTGCGGTCTTCCACTTGTCAGACAGGATGAAGTTCACCGCGCCCGCCAAGTTCTCGTCAGCGAACAAATTTCCGTCAATCAAAGTGCCGTCTTTGGTTGCTTTGAAGACTTTGCCACCGGCGCTATGGGCAGCCGAGATGACGCTGCCAGTCACGCCCGCCATGCCGAGCCGCCCGCCTACCGAACCGCCCCGCGTGTTTTCGCTGCCTGACAGGAGTTCCTGCCCAATGTTTGCGCTTTCGGCAGCGACGTTTTCCACCCCCGACAGCGCCGCCAACCTCCCTGTTTGCGCCGCAAAGCGGGCCGCGCCGGTCAGCGTGGAGTCTTTGAGGAGATAGCGGTCCAATGCCGCCGCTGATGAGCCAAACAACTTTTTGCCCGCCGCATCCACGGCTTTCCCAGCGGCGGTTTCTGCCGCTTTTGTCGCCACGTTTGCCATGCCGGGCGCAACGCTTTGCACAAGACCCTTTACTGCGGTGCCCTTGCCAAGCGAGCCGACAACAAGGGGCACGGGCACCATTGACGCGCCACCCATCAAAACACCCGCCCGGGTGGCAATGCCGGATGCTTTGTCGAACGCACTGTCAAAATTTTCAAGATTGTCTGCTGCCGAGAAAGTGTTGTCCCGCCACGACTGCATCCGCGCAGCGGTGCCTTCGACTGAACCAGCCCACAAAAGACCACCAAGGCCGTAGCCTGCGCCCGTTGCGAGCGCGGTGCCCGTGACGGTGCGGGCCAGTTCACCCGCTAAATGAGGAATAAAGCTCGGCGGCTTCTCATACGTGTCAGACAACTGCTCTTTTACATACTCGTCCGCGAACTGGCGCTTGAGGTCGTCCTTGGAGAACTGCCCCGTACTAAGCAACAAGGACTGTGCGACCCGCTCGCCCTTGTCATCCCAGCCCCGCTCGATGTCACCGAAAAAGCTATTCTGATTCCTCGGCGCGACGGCGGCGGGCGCGTATTCCACCATGTTTGTCTGGGATGGGTTGGCCGTGGGCGTATAGGGCTGCGGCTGAATGGTGAAGTCGTAGCTTTGCGGAGCTGCGGCAGTCAAAGGGGTAAGAACATTAACATTACGCGCGGCACGCGCTTCCTCCTGCTGGGCAATCCGGCGTTGGAAATCGGCCACAGCGACCTTCACGCCCAGATTTTCCGGGTTGGCGTCGAGCCATTGGTTAGAGAAATTTGCTACCGCGTTGGCGCGTTGCTCGGGGGTCCACGGGTCCCAGCCGCCTTCTGCGCGAGTCTTCTCGCGCATCAGCGCCCATTGTCGGGCAAGCAGCGGGCTAACTCCGGTGATTGGGTCCATAGACTGCTGCTGCTGTTACTATTGTTTGCGCGGAGTGTATGGGTTTAGCACGGGGACATCGTTGGTCTGGCCGCCGGTAGACCTCGGATACTTGAAGTTCGCGGGCGTGTTGCCGCCGCCAGTTTTGCCAGAACCCGGCACGCCAAAGACGTTGGTACCGCTACCGCTACCGCTACCGCCGAAGGGCGTTCCGTCCGGATTAACCTGCGGGAGCATCATTAAGACGGGGCCGTTCGTGCCGCTTCCGGGAATGACAACCCCCGGGCGTGTAGCACCCATGATGTCAGTCACCGTCGAGTAGTGCGGCGGCGGCGGCGGCGCCTGAAACCATCCTTTTACGGCGCTTTGGATGTCGTTGAGGTTCGTTTTTGGGTCCGCTACCACTTGCATCATCTTTGAGTTAAAAATTTTCATGCCGTCTGCAAAAGCGCCGAACCTGATGGCCGTCTGTCTCCTAGTTTCTTCAGAAAGATTTGGGTTCTCAATTACTGCCCGCATACGGTCCATTTTTTCCCGAATCTCTGCCAGCTTCTCCATAAGAACCTCGGCCTCAGTCCCCGGTTGTTTCAGGTCAAACTGACGCCTCTGTTCGTCAACGGATTCTTGCGCGGTAAGACTTTGCAACACCGCCGTTTGGGCGCGGACGGCCCGGTCGCCTTTAGCAATTTCTTCATTGCTTTTTCGGTTTAGCTTATTCTCATTTGCAGCGTGAATCCGGGCGTCTATCTCACGCAGTTCTTGTGCTCTAAGGTCCCTTAATTTCTGTTCAAGCTCGTGACGCCGGGCCTTTTCGTTTTCCTCTTTAGTGGCAGTTCGGCCCCTCTCGTTCTCCTCCTGAGTGAACTTCTGCTGCCTGACCTGCGCCTCCTCCGCCAGTGCGGCCTGCAAGCGCAGTTCCCCCATTCTTTGCGCGGCACCGTACTCGTCACGCTTGCGTTGCAGCACAGCCTCATTGAGCGGCGCGAACGCCTGCATTCCTGCTCGAAATCCGTCAAGTAAGTCGTTGCGCATAAAATAAGATTAGTAACCTTTCCTACTCGACGCCGCTGCAAGAGAGCTTGCCGCCGTAGTGAATGCCGCCGCACCAATGCCCGCCGTGGCAAGCGAGGTGACGGCACCGATAGCAATGCCCAAGCCTTGCATCCACGGGTTAGGTCTTGAGGCTTGCGCTTGCAACTGCGCGGAGTACCCCTGCATTTGCGTGCCGTAAATTTGCGACGTAAACTGTTGCCCCTGTGCCCCGGCGTTAGGGTTAAGCATTGGGGCGGTAAATGAGCCAACAGCAAGCGGCGCAGCCTGCGCCTGAGCGTTGCGAAGCTGGCCAAACTCTGCCTGCGGGGCCGTGCCCGCGAGGAAGTTGCCTGCGTTAGAAAGACGTTGTTGCTCCAACGCGCGGCGATAATCCGCCTGAGCCATCACTTCGTCCACCCCGGCGGCAACGCCAAAGGCATTGCCAGAGCGGGCTTGATTGGCAAAAACAGATTGAGACACCTGACGCCGTTCAGCATCCGAAGTAGCCCCGCCCATGTTGTATTCACTAGAAACTCGTTTGCCCACAGCCTCGCGCAACGCAAAACCAATGGGGTCGGCTTGTCGAAGCTGCTCCCGCCCTTGGGCAATAAACTGCGAACCAAACTGGTTTTGAAGGTCAATCGCGGTTTGCGCGTTAAAGAAGGCACTTTCCCGCGACGTGGCGTCTGCCGCCCGCATATAATCTGCGTCTGACTGGCCGGTAAAATCAAAAGACAAAGTTTTGTCACCGAGTACATACGAACCACGCTGCCCCAGCGCAGAGGCCATCGCAATTCTACGCCTTGCAGGCAACGATTCAATGTCCGCAAAAATACTATCGCGCGTAGCTTTGCCCACGTCAGGAGGAGGAGGAGGAGAAGGAAGAGAGCCGCCGCCCATAAAGTATCAATAAGGTTTAATGAGTTTTTCCGTGCGAACAAAATCAAACGAACGAAACTGTTCCAAGCCCCACGGGCGTTGCCAGACAATGCGGGCACGCTCGCCAAAACGAATTTTTAAGGCTGCCCATAAAGCTGCCATTGCACCTTTAGCGCAAGACACTACAAGGTCCACGAAGACAACCGGGCCAGCTTCGTCGTGACAGTAAAAGTCGCGGGCGTCTTGGGCGTGCTGCACGCAGCGGGCAAGGCCCACGGCCACGAGCCGCCCCCGCTTGTCAGTGACATGGGCCATTCGACCGTCATCGGCAAACCAGCGCAGCCACGGCAGCACGGTGCGCCCGCCCCAGCCACGGGCAATCCCGTGGTGGCGGACGATAAAGGCGGTGACAGTTAAAATGTTCATTGACTAACCAAGACCATTGTGTCGGCAAACGCGGTGAGCTTCAATGACCGGATGCTAAGTCGGTCTTTGGTCGCCATCAGCCGAGGTTGAAGATACCGGAACCCAGCGGGGGCAAGCCGCATCCGGGTGACACTTAAATTTCCCGGCTCAACGAGTTTGGGCGGCGGAATAGTATTCAACTTAAAAGGCAACCGAAGCAGGGCGCGACCAGTCTGCGCGAATGTCTCAGCCGCTCGAAACTCGCCTTCATCCACGCGGAAGGACAACGTCGCCGCAGTAGAACTTGCAGTAAATTCAGCTTCTACATTGAACAAAGTTTTAGGCGTAAGTATCTCATTAAACATCGCCGCACGAAAATCTATCTGGCTTGAAATCTCTGCTGTATCTGCAATAAAATTCACCATCGAAACTACTACGTTCGACCCGGGCGGGGTTGTGACAGCCTTGTTCAAAACGACGCTCCCGGTACTGTTTGCGGTAAACTCACCCGAACTTGTCAGTGTGACACTTCCGTTAATTAGTGACGGTTCTCCAAAGGGGGGTTGAACCCAACGATAACGCGCCCCAGCCCGCAACCCGGTTAGCGTGTAAACATTGTTGATGAACTGCGCCCCAGAAGGAATAAGGTTGGTTAGCGTGTCTACCACATCTGGGGCGTCGTCCACCAACCGGGCGTCGTTGTAGCGAACGACCCGCCCGTTCACAAGCAGAAGCAACTCGGGGCCATTAACGGAGACAACTACTTCCATATCTGCGGCTGCGAGGCCCGTCCACTCATCCAACCAAATTTGCGCCAGCGTGTCATAGACAAGCAACGCATTCGGCGTTGTGGCGTTGTCCAGCGGCAAAGCAAACAGAACTTTGTTGTCAAAGTAAACGGCACTCGCTGTTTCGGCGGCAGACCAGTTAATGCGGCGCACCACATCTGCAACCGGCAAGGAAATAGAACTGGAAATCTCGCGCTGCGTTTCTTGCGCCATGCGGCGAACCGAAACAACGCCCTGTCCTGACAGCCACCAGACATCCGCGCCCACCTGCACCGCTGTCCGCGAAGCCGAACAACCTACGCTGCTGCTGATTCTTTCCACCGGCCATTGCCCCACAGGTAACAGCGGGTCAGTTGTAACCAGCCAAGTTGTCAATCCTTTGAAAACAAGAAGGTTAAAATTGTCCCACGCCTTGAGGCCGGTAATGGGGTGGCCGTCGCCGCCCACGCGCAAAGAATTGTTCGCGGCAAAGTAGCCGGGCGTAAAAAAGTCCGAGACATAGAGTGTCTCGCCAGAAGCCACCATCAATCGGTTTGTATGCCAGACTGCATGAGGACCCTTGGGCGGCACCCGTATGGTGGCGGTGGCCCGCGCAACTTCCCCGGCTTCCGGGGCTTCGATGCTAATGGTCGGCTGTCCGACATAGCCCCGCCCGGGGTTAATCACGTTTACGGCCACAACCTTATCCGCGTCGTCATCTTGGCCTAGCGTGGCTACGACAACCGCCGCTTCCACCGGCGTCTCGCCGGAGGCCGGAATCACAGTTACGTTGGGAGCCGTTGTGTAGCCGCTGCCTTTCTCCGTCAGGGCCACCGTCAGATGGCGGAGCTTATAAAGTCTAGTTCCGTCATACTCCCACACTTCGTCTGCGCTGACAGAAAACCCACGATTGCCGCCTTGTAGCAAAGTCGAAACACCAATTAACCCAGAAAAAGACAGTGGTGACGCGGCTGGTTCTGGCGCAAACAACGTCGTGTGCCGGGCTGTGTTTGGACCTGACCCTAGCAATTTTGTGCCGAGTCCATCAAGATTTAGCGCCGCCAAGCGGTCACAGCCGGGCATCAAGGTCACGCGCACTGTGCCTCCGCGAGTCCGCAAATTGCCGCCGGGGTCAAGCACCATGTTGCGAGCTTGGTGAAACTGGTTTAGCAAGAGCAAATGAGGGGCCGTCATGCGGTTTGCACCCCCTCGAAAATCCGCCATCCCGTCCAGCAACAGCGGGTCGTCAAGCTGCTCGTTAAACAACGGAGGCGGCATTAGGAGAGAAAATGCCGGACAACAAACCCAGCAATAATCGTCGTTAAAACCGCAACGATAACTTTGGTAGCTAAGTCGTTGTTAAAATAAGTGTCTAACCGCAACCACTTAAACGCCGCGAGCTGTGCGCGAACTTCACGAAACGCCTGAGCATCAATCGCAACGTGTTGAACAAACTCAGCGTGATTTTGACGGACAGTCTCACTCGTTTCTCTAACACAGCGAACCAGCTCCCGCCGCTCGGCGGCGCTCTCTGCCTGCACGTTGGCGACGTGTCTGACAACCTGACCAGTGACGCTCAACTGCTCGTGCAGCCAGCGGTCTTGGTCGTTGAGATTTGCAAGCAAATGCGCCGGGATATTTGGCTCAAACTCAGGTAGTTTGGCGTCGTTTGACATAAAAATTTAACCTCGATTACGACCAAGAGCAGTTTGAAAAGTTTCCATAATGCTAGCATACTGTGTCATTTCTGCCTCTGTAAGAGACTCTCCGATGCTGTATCCGCCCAACGTATGTTTGCTATATTGACTCCGTCCGTCACTCATCACAAAAACTGGCGAGGTGGGCAGGGCTTGAATACCGCTGACGGGCAACGAATAATGTACGTTGACCGACCCGGCTGTGTTGCGAACTCGCAACGACGAAACATTTTGACGAGACGAGAGCATAAAACCCGACGTGATGCTAGGAGGCTGAACTTGAAACACGGGGTTTGCTCCGTTATTATAGTCCCCGGTAATAACCAATCCTCCGACGTTGTTGCTGTAATGCGCCGTAAAACGCCATTGAATGTGGCCTTCATTTACTGGATGTGTAGGATAACCAAGGCAACCCAAATCCATCTTCGCCGCATTTGGGGTTGTAGATATAAAGTAAATTCCGCAGTGCCAGTTATTCCACGCCAAGGAGGTGTTAGGAACAAGCCCGGTGTTCATTTGAAGCGTTCCAGAAAGCCCGCTATTTTGGCCGTAGTTTGGCGGCGGCACAGTCTGAGTAAAAGTTGCCGGGAAATCTGCGACAAATCCCGCGTTAATTACAAGCGGGTGCTGCATGGCTTGAAAACTGTCTCCGCAAAACAAATTTACCCGGCGAAACTTATTCCAAATACCCGAAGTTTTGCAGGCTATTACAAAAGCATTAACAGCGTTTCTAGCGGTGGCATTAACTGTGTTACCCGAGTTTAGAACCCGACTAATCCACGCGCTAGTCTCCGGCTCAAAGCCGCCACCCGAGACAAGAAACCGATGAGAATTGATTAAAAAGTTCATCCAAAAAACCCGTGAAGCGTAATTTTTAATCCACGCGCACCACTTGTTCCTATTTGCAAAACATCCACAGAAATTTCATCTTGCGCCACCAGCGCGGTAGGACTCGTTGCCAACACTGGACTAGGTGCCAGCCTTTGATTATTACTAAATACCATCTTTCCACTACTACTAAACAGAGAAGTGCTTGCGCGGCGGACATCCACCATAAGTACACTACCGCCGGTTTGCTCCCCCGAAAGACTGCCAGTAACGGAGGTCAAGGACATCGCGTGCGGAATCCGCAAACCCTTTACTTTGTCATTGCCCACCGTCAGCGGGCTGATTTCGTCTGAAGCTCCAAACGCAAAAGACATTGGAATGACACCCTTCAACATTCCAAACACGCTGGCCGCAGACAGGTTCTCCGGCGCCCCCGCAGTACCCGCTGTTCGCCCTTTAATGGTGTTGCTCGCCATGTCAGATAACTTTGCGTTAGTCACACTACCGTCTACATACTTCGGCGAAGTGAGGCTGTTGTCTGCGACCGTTGAGGTTGCCGCCGACTTTACCGCGCCCGCGCCGGTTAGCACTTTCCAACCGTCGCCGTCCGAGTATTGCAAGACATCGTTAGCGTCTAGCAACACCGTGATAAGAGAACGCAGCGTGTTGTTGTCGTTGAGACGAACAGTTACCTGCTTCCCGGTTGTATCAAGATTGATAATGGTCAGGTTTTTTACTTGCCGCACTTGACCGCTGGCGGGGGCTGCCACAAGCGTCACCGCCGTTGTGCCGTTAGTATTCGCGCCAAAAGACGTTAGCGCCGTAACTTCAAACACGGAATTATGGTTGACGAAGCAACCAGCTACCGCCATGTCGTTTGTGGTTTTGGCGGTGCCTAAAACCACCTGCAAGCTGCGAGTATTTGTATCAAGAATTAACATAGTTCAAGCCCTCATCATAATGTGCGCCAGCATTGACGCTGCGTTTACCGAGCTACTACCACCACTTCCCGCCGGTCCTTGCGGACCCTGAGCACCCTGCGGACCCTGAGCACCCTGCGGCCCCGCAGGGCCAACCGGACCCTGTGCGCCCGTGGCTCCGGTTGCGCCAGTAGCCCCGGTTGGCCCAGCAGGGCCAACTGGTCCTTGTGAGCCGATAATGGAAATAGCTGTATATTCTGGCATATTAAGCCCCAGTTCCGTCGTTTAGTGTTTTTACCAAGGCCGCCAAACGGTCTAATGCTGCGCCAATCGTAGTGGGGGCGGTGCCGTCCCAATCCGCCGAAACCGCCGGACTATACGCGGTTGCGTCACCGTTGGCTCCGGCAAGTCCCTGCGTGCCTTGCGGACCTTGCGTGCCTTGTGGCCCTTGCTCGCCTTGTGGCCCTTGCTCGCCTTGTGGCCCTTGCGTGCCTTGCGGACCTTGCTCGCCTTGCGGACCTTGCGTGCCTTGCGGACCTTGCGGGCCTTGCGGACCTTGCGGACCTTGCGACCCGGTATCCCCTAAAAATTTGACCCACAAACCCGCAAAATCACTGGCTTGAGGGTTTTGAATCAAATCATACGTCTCTTTAATAGCGATATAAGAAAGTGACTGCGACGGAGACGTTGAAAAATCTGTTCCGGCAGTGTCAGAAGCATAAGCAACATATACAGTGCCACCGTTAATGCCCGGTGCTCCGGGCGAGCCTTCGGCCCCTTGCGGGCCTTCGGGACCTTGCGGGCCAACGTCACCTTGCAACCCGGTTTCACCGGCGTCTCCTTGCGCCCCTTGCGGGCCTTCGGGACCTTGCGGGCCGTCGGGACCCGCCGGGCCTTCGGGACCTTGCGGGCCAACCTCGCCTTGCGGTCCTTGCGGACCCGGAGGCCCAGCCAACCCGAGGTTGGCCAATTCAATAGCTAAAAGCTCAAACGTGTTTTGTGACATAATTAAAGAATGTCGTAATCAGCAATCAAATCAGCATTCACAATCGGTGCTTGTATAAAACTAATAGTAAAATTCGTCACAGTATAATCCCTGTCTCGTCTCACACGAAGACCGTTGCGGTATAACCGCAGCGAACTCAAAACCGGCGCGTATTGCAGCGTAAAAACTTTGTTTGAGCCGTTACGCAAACCCGAGGGTGATTCGTTGTAAATTCGTGACTGTGCCGGAGTCACAGCTTTTTTGAAGCCACGAGAGATAAGCACACACGCAACTCCGGCAGCTAAACCGATTGCTACCGGCTTTGATATGTTGCCCTCACTTACATCAGTTAAAGACAACGCCCCCGCTGTCGTCGCAGAAAGAAACTGCACACTCCCCGGCACAGCACTGGCAAGATTGATTACCGTGCCAGAAACCCCTAATTCAAAAAGATTAGCATTCTGCACGCTAGTTACCACCCCAATAACTTCCGCAGTTGCGGAAGTGGTTGCGAGCGCACGGACATAAATGCCGTTGGAATTTAGCGTCAACACTTCACCCGCCACAAAACCATGCGCGGGCTGCGTAATTGAAATGATATTAGCCGACCGAACGGCAAGAGAAGCTGGCAGCCCGGCTACTTGTTCTAAGGAAAGTTTTGTCGAGACAGGCATAAATTATGCAGGCGATGAGTTAGGCGCAGTAGTGGTGCCACGATAGTAAAACGCTTGCAGCCGCTCCTCCGAACCTAACGGGACGTATAACTCAAACCGACCCGGATTGTTTACCGCCCAAGTATAATCGTTTTCAGCATTTAATAGCAGCCCATTGCGAAACAGCATCAAAGTATCTTTGACTACGTCCACATCTATTTGATAAACGCTGTTAAATGAAATATGTGTTGGAGTAATACGAGAAGCCCACGTCGGCGCACTTAGGATTCTTCCGCCAGTAGTGCCTATATCACCAGTCAGCCTCAGTGGTTCGGGCACTGTCCCGCCAGAATTTGTTTCTAAAGTGTGCCACTCCAACGCGGTATTGGTTGCGTTCCGACGAAGCACTTGCAACGATAAACCGGGCGGAAGATGCTCAAGGCCGATTGGCGGAATCTTATCAACAATGTTGTCCCCATCAGTGTCAAAGGGATTGATTTGGGTAAACCGAACAAGCGAAGCCCCGGTGGGGTTGCTGCTCGGGCCGTATGGAGCGTTGTTAGGCATACTGAGCGGAATCTGGAACGAGCTGAACTGTTCGCGCCTTTTGTATGGTGTCCCGCTCAATGAGCGAAGCCATGAGCGCACCAGCTTCTTGCAATTTAACTTGGGACTTTGCCACTTGCCGCAACCGTTCCCATGTGTCGGCTACCGCATAGGCAATAAGCAAATTTTCACAGCCATTTAACTCCGGCGTGTCTTGTGGGTGCAACAGAGGGCGCACACACTTTTTAGCCACAACTGTTAGAATTAACGACGATTCCGTAAACGCACGGTGCAGCCGAACGCGAAGATGCTGCCGAGAAGTTTCCTCTGGCAAAAGCACCTGCAACTCGCGGAGCGGCGGTGTAACGGCTACTGCTCTATAAAAAGAAGAAGTCGTATTACTCGGAATTGCAAAAATAAGCTGGCTACCCTGCACCACCGAAGGCACAAGGAGCTTGGTCCAAGGACCGGCTACCGACGAAGCAGACTGAACCTCATAATACTTCTCAGCCGCTGCCGGTATGCTCAAATAAAACTGCCCACCGGGCAGTACACCATTAACCAGCGCAACTTCGGGGCCATCGTACGCGGGTATTGAAGCGTTAATTTGAACGTAACCAGTTGTCGGCTTTTTACTAAGAGTGTAAACTTCGTCAAAATAATTGGCCGAAGTAATAGGAGACTGCCCAGACAACGTGAGTGTCTCATCTACCAGCAAGCCGTTGTATATTCCGCGAATGCGGACCTGAGTGACATCGTTAGCCGCGCTGCTGACGAAGCGAAGTTTTTTTCCGTCAGGGTGCGTGTGCGTGCCCACCGGGGGCAACTCGGTATAGACCTGCACCTCGCCCTCGTCCTCGTATGCTCGCGGGCAAATCGCCCAAAGAGTTCCAACTTCCATCGGTGTCAAAGCAAGCGAATCAGCTCCGGTTGTCTTGACAGCCAAAACACGCGACACCCACGACGGCAAAATAACTTCGGGCGAGGTAGTCGCTAAGGCCAGCACTACCTTGCTGTCGTCCCACAACTGCGCGTCCCACACCATGACCCAACGGCGGCGCAAGAACATTGTAATCGCCTCGCGCGAAGCTGGGTCCGTCGCCCCCGTAACTTGGGCGACGTGGTCCGTCATTTGTTCGAGGGAGAGGCTCATCCGGGGACAGTGGCGTCAATGATGACGATAGCAACCGAGGGTGGGGTGTAATCGGGGGTCGTACTTTGTGGCAGGAAACGGACGCTCCCACCGAACCCACGGCCATCGCTACCTGCTCCCCCCTCAATAGACCCCCCGCTGTTGATGTGGATGCTGCGTGACCCGGCGTTCCCGCCATTTGCAAACCGCACTCCGCCGCCGAGAGTAGTCAACGCACTACCAGCACCATCAAACGCGCCACCCGTCCCGGGGGTACCGAGGTTATTGCCCCCCAAGTGGATTCCCGGAGTGCCGTGAGCGCAGCGCAGCAACACCTGACCGTTGCTCTGCCTCGCAAGCGTGGTGTGTCCGTCGCTAACAGAGATGGTGAGAACCTGCCCAAAGGCGAAGCCGCCTTCCACCAACAGACCTTCCCACTCAGCGAACGCACCGCCGCCGCCGCCAACAACAGCCCCCGATGCTGCGGAGCCAAGCGAAGGGATTTTGTGCGCCGCACTGCCGCCCCGCCCCCAACAACGGAATCGGAGCCGGGTCGCGTTGGCCGGAATCGTATATGTGCCGGACAGCACTTCGGTTGTCACCCGAGACAGAGGGGTCCACGGACTGAGAACCAACCAGTGTGACCCCGTCCAAACCATCGAAATGATGGCACCACCGGCAATCTCCCCGAGGACGAATTGCAAGCCACCGGGTTTGAGCACTGGTTTTGGGTTCCCATTGTTGACCCGTAGCGTCACCTGCCCAATGGCCCCGCCCAGCCCGGGGGGCGATGCCGAGTTCTCGCGCGTCACCAACAGCTTGATTTCCAAGCCTTGAAAAAGTTCCACATTTTCCAGCGTGCAGGCGTATTGGCCAGCAGCGCCGGAGGTGTCCAGCACCAGCGTCTTGAGGTGCTGCGTCAGCACCGAGCCTGCTTTGATGACCCGACTCTCCACCGCGTTGTCCGCGAGCTTGGCCGCAGACACCATTCCGGGCTGGATTTCCGCGACACCGCCCGCGTCCACCTTGATGTCACCAGACAGCGCCTTTGACGCAAAATCACCGTTCGACTGGCTCACCAATACCTGCCCAACCCTTGAGCCGCTTATTTCTTCTGCCGCAATTAAGCGGTCAGCGCTCAAGGTGTTCTTCTCAACTTTTGCGTTGTCTACCGCGTTGTTGGCAATTTTGGCACGAGACACGGCCAAATCGGCCAAGGCGGCACCGGGGACCTCACCACTAACAAAACTTTGCTCTCTAACGAGCGCGTTGAGCCGCGAAGCCGTAACGTCGTCACCGTCAAGAAAAGGTTGTCCGGGGTTCGGCATAATAATCGCAGCCTTATTGGGTAGCGGAGCGGTGGCTGGGTTCAGCTCACCGCCCCGCCCCCATCAGCGGCCTATAAGGTTAGGCCAACAGGTTTCGGTCAGACTGAATGAGCACACCGAACTTCGGCTGCAACACCAGCGAGGCATACCACGCTTTCCACGCGACGACGTTGAACAGGTTCATCGGGTCGGATTTGTCAGGTTGGTCGTTATAGATGAGCTGCGGCTTCATCGGCGAATTGCTGCCCGCGAGCTTGACCGTGCCCGCGAACTCTTTGCCAAACACAAACGCCGCGTGACCAGTCAGAGACGTGTTGTGGGTGAACGTCTTGGGGTTGTTTGCCACCACGACCTTCACGTTAAACAACTTGCCAATCTCGCCGTTGTAGATTTTCTCCTTGTCGGAATAAGTAGCGACGTTTGACCAAGTCGCATCCCGACGCAGGTCGTAAGCCTGACGCGGGCTAACTACGGCAACGTAACAGCCGCCGTCGAGAGGCTTCGCGTCATTCTCCATGAGAATCGTCGCGGCCTTGTCCAAGTCAGCGACCGCAATGCCACGGCTCCCAGAAGCGCGAGTAGTCGCATTGATGAGTTGAGCTGAGTTGGCGCTAGCCGTAAGCGACGTGTAGAGCGCGTCACGAATCTGCGTGTCGAGGTGCAGCGCCGCTTCTTCAGCAAGACGAGCTGTTTCCAGCTCCAACTGGCGGATGAGGTCGGTGGCAACACGGGTGTCCGTGATTTTGGTCTGGTCGCCGTATTGGGCGAGCGAAACCTCTACGTTCTCCAACGTCCCGTGAGTGAACGTGGTGAGCGGGGTGCCTTCGGTCAGGGAGCGGACGTTGTCCACGTTCGCGGCCCCGCGCCGGAAGAAGCGCATAGTCAGACTGCCCGCATTGCGGGGAAGGTCAAACTGCTCAACAAGATTTGCGAGCACGAGCTTCTGTTCGATGTGTTGCAGGAATTTAAGGTTAAACACCTCTTCAATCCGAGTACTGTTTAAGCTACCTGCGGTGATGGCGGTGTTGATAACACCAGTGAGTGCGGGCATAATTTTATTTAGTTATGTCAGGACAAGCCCGACGGTTTGCGGCGTCAGTCCGCGTTAGCGGCTGAGTGCCTCGGCTTCCTTGCGTAAAGCGGCGAGTTGCTCGTCGGGAGACATCGTTCGGATGTCCACCGCCTTTGCCTCACGAGAGGCAGGAGCAGTCGCGCCGTCCAGACGCAGCTTCTTCCGAAGCGTTTGATTTTCCGACTCCAACCGCTGAACCTTATCTGCCAGCTCCTTGTCCTTGCCGATTTGCAGTTGCAGCTTGGCCACTTCAACAGCGGCGGCTACTCCTGCCGGATGAGCCTTAAAGAACGCACCCCACTCACCGTCCAGCAGCGAGCTGGCCGTTTGGGTCAACGGGGATTTTGGGTCTGCCAGCTCGGGATTGGCTTTTACAACCTGCGAGCGGGTGTTTTCCCACGCAGCGACAAACTGAGGATTGTCGGCTGACGAAGAAGCAGCCCGCACTTGCGCGGCAGCTTTCGCCGCCATGCTGTGTGCCAGTTGCTTTGCCAGCTTGATGTCTCCCTCGTCAATAAACCCGACGAGCGAACTCGCCAAATCCTCGAACGAGTGCTTCGGCAGCGGGTCCTCTGAGGTCTGCACTTGCTGAGACAGCTTGGTGAGGCGTTGTTCCTCGCCCAAGAGTTTTTGCTCGCGCGACGCCAGTGAGATTTCCCGCGCCTCGGCTTCTTTGTGTCGCCGTTCCGCGTTTTCCCACGTCCGAGCTAGTGCCTCGGCCTTTTTCTCGGCGCGGGGACTTGGCTTGGAGTCGGTAGTGGCTGGTTCCTGTTCGGAGTCCTCCACCTGCTTTTTCGGTGCAGGGGCGGGAGCATCCGCTACGGGAGTCTCAGCCTTGGGTTCTGTCTGTGGCGCATCCGTTTTCGGTGCGGTTTCGGGGCTAACAGTTTTTGGGTCCAGCCCATTACTGTCAGACACCCCTTCCTTGGCCTCCCCACCGCCGGGGGGAGTCGTAACTGCGGCAACGGTTGGAGTCTCAAGCGGCAACCCACGGTCGAGCTTGTCAGCATCGGCCATGAGCGCGGCAAAAGCCTCGTCTGCCTTGGTTGGTGCTTGTGTCATACTACTGGTTGGAGCCGTCTTCTGGCGCGGCCCCGTTTGCCGAAAGTGTCATTAACTGTACCCACGTCTGCCGGACTCCGTTTGCAACTCCGACTTCGTACACATCGCCTTTTTTCGTCACCGTTTCTTGCACCGTGTCTAAGACATGGTGAACCATTAAAATGTCCAGTTTACGCCCCGTTGGGGTCCGTAAAAACCCGTTCCACGCCCGGGCATCCGCTTCGGTCCATTGGCCCGGCCCAATCATTTCATGCGTGTATCGAAGTGGTCGGCGCATCACACGCCAAACTGACAGCCACACCCGCACACATTGTCTTACAATTTGTAGCATATCGGCATCTTAAAGGTTCACCACACAATTCGTCACAGCGCCGGTTGCGCCGGAGCCTGTTGCATCTGCGCTTGAGCCTGTTGCATCTGCGCTTGGGCTTCGGCTACGACCTTGCCCAAGTAAGCCGCCAGTTGTTGCATGGGGGCTTCCAACTGTTGCGCCTGCTCTGGCGACTTTTGCATAAGCTGACGGAAGTGCATATTGGCGTGGTTCAACATCAGCAGGGCCAGCTCGGCGCTGATTGTCTCGCCCGTTATTACGCGGCGTTCCACGAACTGCCGAAGCACCGTGAGGTGGACCGCGTCGTTATCCACCGGCTTTACCTGCGCCGGGAAGCCAATGAGCATCCGACCAATCTCCCCGGCTTGGTCCTCCAACTGGTCTGTTGATTGCGCGTCTGAATCCATAAACAGGCGCTTTACATCCTGCGGGTCATCAGCCGCAATAAGGTCCCGCACCAACTCGCCCTGATTGACAAAGGGGTTGTTCTGCAACATCTGGAAGCGCGTCACCTTTTTCTGGTGAACAAACTGCTTGTTGAAGTTGTCCGCGCTCGCCAACGGCTCAATGCGGTAGTCATCCGATAACGCCGCCGGGGGCAAGGCCAGCAATTCGTTGCGATAGAAATAATCCAAGGCCGCTTTGTCATACTGGACATACAGGCTCCACGCTTGGGCAAACGCTTCGGAAAGACTGCGGCGAAACACGCGGCTGCGGAGGTCTACAACTTGAGACATCAAGCTGCCAATAAGGTTGACTTCGCTGGCTGTGCGCCGCTCGTTGTTGTTCATCTGGCTGGTCAGGCCAGCGTCAGGGACACCAATAAGCTGCTCGGCAGTGATGCGATGGCCCACCAGCTCACCGTCCCACTGCACAGGCGGCTGGCCCATTTCCACTCTACGAATACCAAAAGGAAGAACATGGCCGGGCACAAGCCGCACGTTGCCAGTGTTGCCCAGCGGGCTGTCACTGACAAACAAGGGTTTGCCAAAATAAGCAAGTGCGTCCAACTTTTCATTCCACAGCCGGGACATAGACACTTGCAACGGGGCTATGCGCTCGGGAATGCCCCGGCTGGCGTAATACCCCTTGTCTTTGATTTCGCAATTAAACTCTACAAACGGAAGTTCGTTGTGGTCAAACGGCAGTTCCATCGGGTCGCGGACTAACTCGTCAGACACAAGCGGGGCCATCACAAAGGTTTCCCATTTGCAGTTGTCCGTCCGTCGGTAAACTTCCCATAGAATAATGCTTTCTGCGCGAGCGGTGTGCGTTATGCCTTCTCGGGCAAACTTGGCAGATTCTTTGGCTGAGTTTACTGCCGGGGCGTTAGTGACAAGTCGCTTGACAAACGCATCGTCTTGTTTCCAATTTTCGTTGCGCCGGTAAGTAGCCTCACTTACTTGATGCACCTGCACACACCAGTCGGCTTCGACCAGCGTAGTCGTGTGCGCGGGCACTATAAACATCATCGGGTCTACGGAGTCAAAACGCACCTGCTTTGTGCGGTCGTCCCAGCGAACTTTCAGCAAACCTTTCCCCGTCACGAGCATATAGTCCGTGACAGAAATAATTTCGTTCTCAAAGTTAGTTCGCTGCCGGAGACGGAAATCAAACCATTGCGCCGCCAGTCCGTTAAACGGAGACAACTCCCGACGAAGGGCATAGAAGTTTGCCAGCAGCTCGTTGGCGAACACTTGCTGGACATAGTACGGCTTAATTTTTTCCACCATCATGTCAGACAGCGGCCAATTCATGTCTGCCGCCATAGGGAACGGCTTGTTGAGTCGGCGCAGCCCTTCGTGGCGCAATCGGAAAAAGTCAATCTGCTTGGCTTCCCAAGCGGTGCGGGCGCTTAATGCGTCGCGCACCCGCTCGTCAAACTCGTTGACTAATGGGTGCGGCAAAAGAGAAACAGGAGGGGTCGTGTCTTTGCGCGGTTTGTCCGCAGCGTAATAATCAACGTCTTGCATGGCTGGTAGTGCGGGATTGGCGAACTGATTTGCGCCTAGCGATTACTGCTTCGCGGCAAGCATTTACAAGCAGCTCGTCCTCGGGTGATTGCTCTTGCCGCAACAAATTTAGAGCTTCGTCTGCAAGCGCCGGGTCTTTTTGTTTGACTGCCGCCGTGACGCGCTCCACTCCGGCCACCACGTTGTCGAAGCCGCTCTTGCTGACCACGCCGGTCAGGACAGAAGTTGACGGCATTACCTTGGACATGAAGCCAAACAACCGCCCCGCTAATGGAGCCGCCGTGGGGACCATCACCGCGAGGGCAATCATCCCACCCGTGCCGAGCAAATCCCCCAGCCGCGTCAACCACGTTTTTGCCTGATACTGTCGCCACTGGTCGGCGACCTTCCGCTCGCCAGCGTATTCTTCTTGCAGCTTGGCCGTAGCCGCCGCATGAGACTTTTCCGCGTTGTCCAACTTGGCCTTGAGTTCTCCGGTGGACCGTTGCAGTTCAGCCAATTCCTTTTCTTTGACACTTAGGCGGTCGTTGGCTGCGGCACGCTCGGCTGCGTTAGTAGAAAGCAAACCGCCCACAATACTGCGAAGCTCGTTTAATTCGGCAACCGTTAGTGTCGGGAGAAGAACGGACGCTTGCTGGTTAAACTTTGCCGCAAGGTCTGTGGCCGGTTCCCGGTTTGTCCGCGCGTCTAGCGCAACTCCGGTTGCCGCTACTTTTGCAGCGGCAGCTTGGATAAGCTGCTCATTGTTTGCGGTTATAGCTTCGGCAGCTTTGGCTTTTGCTTCAGCGGCGCTTTTTGCGTCTTTGGTGCTGTCTGCTCGCCACGTCCACGGCTTCCACCAAGAACGCTCAACTTTAACAGACGGCGTAGAACAACCCGTCGTCAACACCAGTAAAAGTGTAAGCCAAATAAAAGGTTCTTGAATAAACCGGATTCTTTGCGCGGCACCACGAACGTAAATTACTGGTCGTCGCTTGCGACGCTTCAAACTACTATTTTGAAACGACTCAACTGCGTGTTGCTTTCTATCAAGAAATTGAAAATACATAACTAACCTGCATACCAACCCAGCTCAGAACGCGCTTGCTGTTCATTAGCATCAGCAGTGGACAAAGTCCGTGTTTCAGACTGAGTGTCGGACATACCCTCCAAATCGTATCCACCACCTAACATCCCCGCAATCGCCAATGCGGCAAAGACGGCATCTGCCCGGTCGGGGGAGGACACCCCCCGCGCCCTCATGTCTTCTTTCTTTTCCAAAGCCGCCTTGCCCTGCAACGTAGTAACACGCTTCCGGCACGTCATCTGTTCCAGCAGTGTCTCGTCGTCCAGCAGGATAACCTCACGCCGCTCAATGCGGCGGGCAGCCGAAAACCACAACTCTGCGCCAAGGTTGGCGTAGTGCTCAGTTGAAAAAGCAGTCTGGCCATTTAGCAGCCGCCGCACTGGAACACCAGCGGCCACCAAGGCGTCGTTAATAGGGTGCCCCAGCCCCCCGTCGTCCGCAAACACATTGCCGTTAGGAACTTCCCAACGGCGCAATTCGCTAATCGCGCGACCCGCTGCGGCCATCGTATCTTTGTCTCGCCAGCAAATAAGCCGTTCCAGCCGGTTGCCGGAGACAATCGCAACGACATTCTCGTCCCGGCCAGCGGCCCAATCAATAAATGCCAGCCGGGGGCCGGGCACATACGCGGGTGGTCGGTCTAAACAGTCGGCCAGCGTTACCCGACTTAATACCATCTCAGAACCAGACACCTCGTTAAACTCCGAGAAAATCATAGACCGGACGAGCGGATGGTCCCGGCCCCACTTTTCGATTTGACCCGCCACCCACTTGTCAGACAGGTGGGGGCAGTCCATCGAAGTGACACGGTGAGCAGAGTAAAACGCGCGTCGAGTGCTGAACGCGGAAGCAAACTCCCCTTCCGCCGAGCCTGCGCTGGACATCAACAAGAGGCGCGTAGGCTGGCAGCGCTCGATGGCTTGAAAAATAACATCTGGGACGGACTTTGCTTCGTCCACAATCATTAAGAGATTTGTGTTGTGCCAGCCCTCAAACTTGCCTGCGTCGTCCGTGGAGAAGCCCACGGCGCGAGAACCGTTGGGGGCGTGCAAGTCACACTGGTTGATTTCCCAGCCGTTGCCCAGCCGGGGCTGGTGCTCGCGCAATGCGCTCCAAAGCTGTTCCTTGACCTGACGAAACACACCCGCTGTGGTGACTACCTGCGAGTGCGGAAACGTCGCGCAATGCCAAAGGAGGAGCGGCGCGGCCACGTTCTGCGTCTTGCCTGAGCCGTTGGCCGCTACTAAGGCCACGGGCTTGCGACCAAGCGCCACATCCCACATTACGTTCTCCTGCCAAGTGTAGGGTTTAAGGCGAAGCATTTCCCGCGCAAACCAAACCGGAGTCCCAAGTAGCGGGGGAGCCTTTTTGTTTTCACCCATTTTAAGCCACCCCTGTCGAGGTATGGCCCCGGGCTGTCCCCCCGCCCCCCGGGTCGGGTGGAACGCTGTCTCTGACAGCGGCGCGGCGGGCCTTGAACGCCGCTCGCGGGGCTGTTGACCACCTTCGGTGGTTTTGCGCGTAACAGGCATTACGCAACACGCTGAATCGGCACGGAAGTTCCTTGAGGAACTTTGGCAACAGATTCTTCCGAAGTGATTGAAGGTGTTGGACTTCCGTGATTTACAATCTTCGATTGTACATAACTGGAATTGTGAGTTGCCGAATCCGCAACCTGCTTAACTTCAATGATTTGCGAAGCAAAGCGGTTCCAAGATTCATTCATTTGGGCGCAAACTGTCGCCGTAACTTCGACTTTCACTACGGGTCCTGACAAGTCAGGACGAGTGCCCTGACCGAATCGGTCAGGGTAAATGCGCTCAAGCTCCCACGCTGCCGCCTGCCAGCGTCCCGCAGGGAGTTCGCGCAACCGCGCGAGCGCGGCTTGGATGTGAACAGCCTGAGCCTTTTTTATGGAGTCTCGAAACGCCGGCTCATCCTGCATTATTCGGCCAAATACCTGATAGCCAACTCCTGCTGAATCACACGCTGTCAGGACATCAGCACCGCGCTCGAACGCGCTCACCAACTCCGTGCGCTGCTCCTGAGTCATGACTGCCAGCGGTCGCCCGGGCGCAGCACCAGCCTCACGCATCGCGGCCTTGGTCATGCGGACGCTAGGACGAAAGTCCTTCACAGCACGACGACGGACAAGCGATGCGGAAGGTGCGGGAAGCGTGTCAGACACACAAACACACTAGCGGCATCCGTGCGCGACGACAGCCAAAAAGCGAAAAAGTTACGTAGTAAACAGCACTTCACGGCACGAAACTGTTGACAACTGCAAGACAATCAGTCACACTGTCACCACAATTTGCGGTGCTGGTTCCGGCGAAGTGCCGGTTAAACAGACGGGGTGCGACGCCCCGGTCGGCCAAAGTCCGCCAGAGTGTTCTAGGTGCAGCGGTGTAGTGCCCGCCTTCGGGAAACCACACGCCGTGAAAGACAAGCGTAAAGCCGACGAACGAGACACGAGCCGAGACGGGGAAAACGAGCAGGCGAGTGTGTGAGCAAAGGGGTCTGGTGCGCTGTGCCCTGTCTTTCAGACAGGGGGTATCACCCGAAAAACCCGGTTCCCGTCCTTGGACATTAGGACGATACTAAAATATCCCGCATTGGCTTTAAGCCACTCAACCGCTGCGAAAGGCGATGGCCCCTCTAAGGGGCCGTGTGTCGGACATAGCTCGCCACTATGTCCCTGATGAGACGGCGATAGTCGAAACACACAAACAAAAAAAAACCATGAGAAAGTTCATCAAATCCTACCACGCAGTGCAAGAAAATGTCTGCCAATGCCTGCCCTCAATCCGCGTATGTCTTTGGATTGAGGCGATTTTGGTAGTCACCTATTTAATCTGCGCCGCCATCCTCGGTTAAACCTTAACCATAACAAGTTATGACTCGAAAACATTTCATCTTAGCGGCCAACCTCATCAAGAAAATTGAAAACATTGACGAACGCCGCAAAGCGGCGGAAGTAAATGCCAAAATCTTCTTAAAAGCAAACCCACGGTTTGACAAAGTTAAGTTTTTCACGGCGTGCAACGTGTCAGAATTTTACACGCTGTGAATGTCGGACACACAAACACACACACAAAAAAAAACCACATGAAATCCACGTTTGAAATCGCAGCTCTAGAAGCTGCCATCGGGCCTCGTGGCTCGACTGTCCTCAGCGGGGCAGAAGCCCGAAGCAAAGTGCGTAATTGGCTGCAAGCCAATGGATGCAGTCGAGAAGCTGTCGCCAGCCTGTCTATGGACAGACTGCGTGAAATTTACAACGACCCCTCTGGGGTTAAGCTGGCGGAATTTCGCGCTTATTGGATGCCTCCCGCTGCTCCCGCTGCTCCCGCTCCGGCTTCGCCGGATGTTGAGGGTTTGCTTGGCACGCTTCGGGGTCTGCTCACTCACCAGCCGAAGGCTGGTGTGGATGAGGCTGCGGTGCGTGGCATCGTCGAGCCGCTTGTGGACTCTGTCGAAGACAAGGTCGCGGCGTTGGCCGAAGGCATTAAGCCTTTGGCTGACCTCGCTGAACGGGTCAAGACGGACGCTAGCGCAGCGGCCCGGCTGCCTTTGGTGGCTGCTGCTGCCTCCGGGAATCACATCCTCGACAAGCTGCTGCCGTTCTACAAGCCCGGCAATGACCAGCTTGTGAAAGTTGTCGTAACGGCTCCGCCGTCCTTCGGAAAGAGCCACAGCATCCGGTTGCTCGGCAAGTCGTATGACTTGCTGATGGAACACGGCTGCTCCGAAGACGTTGACGAAGTCGCCACATTGCTCGGCAATCCCATCCCTGATGGGAGTGGCGGGTTTATTGTGGTTGACGGCATCCTCACGGAAGCTGTCCGGCAAGCCGCTACTGGCAAAAATGTCCTCGTCTTCTTCGACGAGGTTTTCCGCCTTCACCCGAAGGCGCAAGAATGGCTGCTCACCTTCTTGACTGGTGTCAAGACACCGGATGGCGGTGCTTACCGTCTTAGAACCAGACGGGCAGACTCCGGCAAACTCGAAGTTCTTGAATGCAAAGCGAAGCATTTGCATATCATCGCGGCATCCAATCTTGGATTGGCTCGCCCCGTTGAAGCATTCTGGTCGCGGTGGTTCAAAGTTCGGCTCGATTGGAACTTGGCAGACTGCACAGCAGTCGCTTCGGCTATCCTCGCTTCCTTTGGCATTACCGCTTCGGCGAGCTTCGCCGAACGCTATGCCAAGCTCATCAACACAAGCCGTCAGGCTTGTAAGGAAGGCCGCATCAACTACCCGGTAGACTTCCGACTCTTGGAGTCGGCTTGCTCCTGCGCCGCCATTGCGGACGAGGCTGGTGTCGGGGACTTCGTCACGAAACACCTAAACAGCCAGATTGCGAGCTGGGACGGGGACTTAGGGGACACGGACCCGAACGTAGCCGCCCTCACCGCTCCTTGGTTTAAGGAGCTAACCAAAGTCTAACCCGACTGAGTGTCGCTGTCTGCCCTCTGTCCTTGACAGAGGGTAGCAGGCGGGACTCCGCACCGTCGAATGACGGCAGTCGAAACCACACACAAAAAAAAAAACCATGAAAACTCCATTAGAGTTGTTTCGTAAGGCACGAAGTTGGGGGTTACGAAACAAGACCGCGAAACAGAGGGAAGGTTGTATTCGGAATCTTAGAGGACGCACGGGGACGTCGTCTCTTACACAGCCAAACGAAAAATTGGCCACGGCCTGTTGGCACTTTAATTCGGCCAAGAATCGCCACGAAATTGAACTCGGGTTGAAATTCGTAGAAAGCCTGTCAGCGGACGCAAAGGCATCGGAACGACGGCAATACCAGTGCCTACAAGCTCTGCTTCTGCATGAGGTTTGGCACGGTCATTTGACAGAACGCGATGGTTCTAGAGTAGCCACTGCCCTTCGGGAGAAGGGCATCCCGTTCGCCCTGTTTAATCTCTTTGAGGATGCTCGCATCGAACACGCTGCCCGGGCCGATGCGTCTTTCAAGGACAGTTTTGACACTGGTCGGTTCGGTTGGGTCAACTATTACGAACAGCCAGAAGATACCGGCAAACCAACTACGGTCTTTTGGTCGCTAATTAACGGCGAGTCATCTGCATTTTCGTCCCTCGCGGTTCGCTGCCCCCGCTGGACAGGCGGTGACTGGCTTCGCCCTGATGGTTCTACCATCCCCGAACGACAGGTTCTACCGACGATTAAGGCACACTTCCGCCGTGTCATAGACACGAAATCAACAACCGGCCTCGGCGGTGTTCTCGGGGACTGGCTCCGTGACTTCGGCCCGAAAGTCGAGCGTCACTCTCGCGGGTCTGGCGTGGTAGCCGGGGAATCGGACGGCTCCGGTCCCGAAGGAGCGACGCCCTCGGGTTCGGGCGGCGAGGGCACTAAGGAGCTTGGCGGCTCGTCAGGCTACGGTGCGGGCGGCAACGGAGTTACGGCCCCAACAGAGTTGTCACCCGACATTCCAGCAGAGCTTCGGAACACTCCACCGGGGCCAGCCTCCCGAATGGGAAACATCAAGCGGTTTCAAAACTCCGGCATCCGGGATAGACCGCTGGACCACGTTGACGGCAACGCCGTCAAGCAACAGACGAATCGTTTGGCGGACATTGTTCGCCGGGCTGGGGTCGCCCCTGCCTCGACAGGGTGTGACGGGCGCAAACTTCATTTCGGCAACGCCATCACCGGACAGAGCAACGCATTCCTTCGGAATGCAGCGGAGCGGGGTCGCCGGAAATTGGTCGCAATCTTCGACTGCTCGGGGAGCATGGGACTCCCCCATCTAGTCCACGGGCGGTCATTTTTGCTCGCCCTCGTCGCGCTGCACCGCCGTCGTGTCATTGACTGCGACATTTGGTTGACCGGGGGCGGCGAACGCTGCCGCCTTAACCTCGACGCAGTCTCCTTCCGCGACCTCGTCGCAGTGACTCCCGCGCTAGGCTGTGACTCGTTCAGAGCCACGCTTGACGCAATCCCGCTTCGGGAATTGCAAGCGGCGTCGGCAGTGGTCTGTTACACAGACGGCCAAATCACCGGCGGAGCGGTAGACGCAGGGTCTTATCGGAACCGTGGCGTGAACCTCGTGGGGTGCTGCACGGCACCCGAGAACGAAAAACGCGCAGAAGCCCACGCTGCCGCCCTCAAGCATCACTTCGGACGCGGCATTATGAAGCCGACTGGTGAGCAGCTCGCCTCGGCACTGGTCGCCGCCATCACGGTGAAGTGACGCCTCACGCTGCCCTCGGTCACGCATCGAGGGCAGCAGTGAGTTGTCTCTTAGACAACACACCGCGCCGTGCGGCTCACGGCTTTTACACAACACACAAAACCACAATATGAAAACACACACACCCGGCCCGTGGGACCATACGCCAATGCAGGATACAGTTTGGGCCGAAAATGGAAACAAGATGGTCTGCAAGGTTGCAATGGGGGACACCGAGTCAGAGGAGCAAGCTAACGCTCGGCTCATCGCCAGCGCACCGGAATTGTTGGCCGCGCTGTTTGTCGCCGAAAGATATATGCGTCCAGCTATCAAGGGCGCACGCAAGGGCTATGTCTCTCCCGAGCTTGCCATCGTTCGCGCCGCCATCGCCAAGGCGAATGGGGGCACACCCTCTGCACTGGTATTCGTCCTGTGAGTGCCATGAAAGCTGAAATCCAAAACGACATCATCACCTAGCCATGAAAGCTGAAATCCAAAACGACATCATCACCTACCTCGAAGTTGCCCGCTTCGCGCTCGCCGACGCTGATACCTTCGACTATATCGCGGAGGAACTCGACTTGTCAGACGCCGAACTGATTCGCCTACGAGAGAATCTCCAATCCTACCTAGGGTTGGACGCGGAGAAAAAAGCAGAAGCCGCCCTCATCGCCGCCGCACCCGACCTACTGGCCGCACTGGAAGCCGTGGTCGAGTCGTTCGTCACAGGCGAACACTACGAGACACAAAACCCATACACCCGGCCATACATCAAGGCGGCGCTGTCAGCCATCGCCAAGGCGAAAGGGGGTGTCTGCTAGCACACTCCCGCGCGGCTTTGTGAACCGCGCACCGCACAGGCAACTGTGTGTTTCGACACCCGCCTCCGTCTTGGGCATTTGCCCGGGCGGGGGCGGGGTTTTTTTTTGCCCGCGCACGCACGAGGGACACGGTCAACCAAGGGTGGCACCCTCGCACGCGCACGAACACCAGCAAACACGGGGCTGACATCGGGTTTGGGTGGCACCTTCCCAGCGTCGTCGTCGAGGGTGCCACCCCGAGCAAACCCGCATAAACACGGGAGATAATTAGTGTTGGGTGGCACCTTGGGCCTCACTATATGCTTTTCTCTCTCTCTCTCTATAACCTAAAGGGGAGGGCTCACCCTGCCCCCGATGTCCTCCCCGATGTCCTCCGGTGTCCGACTTGGCACAAACAGGGGTAGGGTGCCACCAAACACGCATTTCGCCCTGTATCTACAGACCTTCCGTGCGGGTGGCACCCTCGTCAGGTGGGTCCACCCCCTCCCGCATGGTGACACCCCGGCTACAAGCCGCTACAAGGGGCAGTTCCGTGCAAAAAACCCAATAAAATCAAGGGTTTTAGTGGAGCGGGTGAAGGGAATCGAACCCTCGTCTGTCACTGTCTGTCCTTTAACGGAACCACCCCCCTTCCAGCCTCAAAACACCCCCTTTTCTGAGCAAAAACGCAAGAGATGGTGACACCTTACCTTGAAGTCAATGTCATATCCATTGACAGTGGATTGCAGTCATGTTTCATTTCCCCGGCTACATAATTGGCTACACCCCTATGCCTGCACCCCGCCCCCGCCTCCGAATCTCCCTCCACCCGCGCTACAAATTTGAAGTGGTCGCCCCTGCTTCCTGCTTCGGTCGCGCTGTCCGCCACTACCACACAACTAAAGCGGACGCACAGCGCGACCTTGCGGACTTGTTGCATCGCCTTTCGGCCCACGCGGTCGCTCCGATTACGCGGGACGAGCAGCTTCTCCTTGCCCGCTGGCGGGCCGTCCTCCCCTTGTCCGACATGGAAGACGCCTTCCGTGCGCATGCCCGCCTGCGGGCCTTCTGCGCCCGCCCGCTGACCGATGTCCTTACCGACTACCTTGCCGACCTCCGCCGACGGTTTGACTGCGGCGATATCTCCAAACTGCACGAGGCCACGGTTCGAGGCGGTGTACTGCGCCTGCGTCGGGAACCCTGCGCCACCACCACCCTCACCTCCCCGCTCCGCGACCTCACCACGCCCGCCCTTCAAGTTGTCTTCGACAACTTGCCTGCCGCTGCCCGGACCCGAGTCAACCTGTTGAACACCCTCCGGGCTGCCCTCGGCTGGTGTGTGAGACAGGGCTGGCTGCCGTCGAACCCGGCCACTGAAGTTGTCCCACCCACCGCGCGGCGCACCCCGCCCGGCATCCTGACACCAGACCAGCTCGCGGCACTGCTGTCCCACGCCGATGTCCTGACCCTGCGCTGGCTGGTCTTCGGGGCTTTCTGCGGCCTGCGGTCCTCCGAGGTCGCCCGGCTGTCATGGGAGGACATTCGCTGGGAGGATGGACAGCTCTACGTTTCGCCCGGAAAGACGCGGCTCGCCGAGCGATGGGTGTCTCTGACACCCCCCGTGTTGGCCTATCGGGACCGGCTGCTAATGCCTGACCCGCCGGTTGGTCGTGTCTTGTTGGGCCGGGGCAACACCCCGCTGCAACGCCGCCGATTTCGAGTTGCCCTCCGCGCCAAGGTCGTCGTCCCCGACAACGCCCTCCGCCACTCCTATGCCTCACACCACCTTGTCCACCACCGGGACCCCGCCCGCACCGCCCTTGAGCTTGGCCACCACGCGCCCGCTGTGACCTTCAACCACTATCGCCGTGCGGTGTCTGCCGCTCAAGCTGCCGCCTACTGGTCGCTGTCCCCCGTCTGACATTCGCTGTCACGGTTGGGTATCACGCCCGCCCGCTGCAACGCTGCCAGTACGCCCGCCGTGACACGCGCTTCGAGTGTAGTCATGTCCACAGACGCCGCCATTTTGGGCGCGTCCACCGTGCGCGGCGGGTCGCTTAACCGCTGCCGCAGTCGCAGCAGCGGAGTCGGCAGCGTGCGCTGCTTGGGGTCGTGCAGCATCTCCAACGCTCCATCAATGAGGTCGCGAGCCACCTCACTGAACGTGCAGTCGCACGACTCTGCCATCTCGATTACTTCGCGCAGCGTGGTTTCGCGCAGGCGCAAACTTTTGCCGGGAGCATTCCCTCGTTGAGTCTT